GCTATGAATAGTGAGCGTGCCAATAAATGGATACCATTCATGAAACAAGTGAGAGACAATTGGTCAGCTTGCGTGAATCATGGATTGTTTCCACATTTCTCGCGATTATTATCATTACTTGTTTGTTTTGGTATTTGTGAGACGGAAGATGTCACTTTTTCGGTTAAAGAGTTGAAGATTATTGAACCAGATCTCAAAATTGTGCAAGGTAATGCAGTAGATATTATTTCTGCTTGTTGTGATACCATTGTATATTTTGTTGAGAATGTTTATGCTTCGATGGAAAAAGGAACTATGTTACCATTAATTTTGGGTGATGGTGACTTGACCGATATGGATGTTGAATACGCTGAAGTTATGAAATTATGGGATTTGGCCAGAAGTGGCAATCTTGAAAAGATAGTTGGAATGACTGATGCAGATTTCAATGGGAAATTGGAAAAATTGACATCAAAAATGAAGAATATGCTTCGCCATTTGCGGGGTGCCGACAAAGCAACTATTGATCGTAAGTATCAGAAGTTGTTGACAGTTATCAATGATTTTGCATTGTTGAAATTGTCTGGTGGATTTAGAAGAGCTCCATTTGGAATTGAGTTCTTTGGAAGAAGTAGTGTTGGCAAAACGACTGCTTGTGATCAATTGAGTAATATTCTTCTTGCCAGTGCTGGATTGAGTACAGATAAAGGTAGAACTTTTACCTTTGATCCAGCAAAGAAATTTTGGGATAAAGCGAAGTCTGACATGCTTCGTTTTCATTGTGATGACCATGCGAATACGAAAGAAAAATATGTGGAGAAATCTCCATGTGAAACTATCGTGCAGGTTAAAAACAATGTCCCATTGTGTGCACCCATGGCAGAGATTGAGAACAAGGGCAAAGTTTGGGTCGAACCCGAGCTTTTGACTGTTACAACAAATGTTCTCCATCTGGATGCACACATTTATTCAAATTGCCCATATTCCATTCAAAGGCGCATGGATGTAGTTCTTGACGTAAAAGTTAAGGATAAATATGCTGTCAAAAGAAATGGAGTCACTGTAGGATTAGATAGTGGTAAAGTCCAAGAAGGTCTTGGGATTGGGAAGGATGGATACACGCCTAGTCCCTATGATGACATTTGGGAATTTGATGTTTTGACACCTGTTATGCCTGAAAATTTAACACAGTCGGGTATTTATGAGCTAGTGGAGTGGAACGATATTGTCATGAAAGGAGTTGATTTTCAAACGGTGATTAATTATGCCATTGAAAAATTTCATACTTTTAGACAGAGACAGTTCAATATGAAACATGCTGATAATAAACGAATTGTGCATTATGATTTGTGTGGTATTGATGGGTGTTGTCAATTGAAAGGAAAGTGTATGAGGCATATTACCCCACAGTGGGGTGAGGAGATTGCCACATCGATAAGAATGGCCAAGAATATTATAACTGGTCAGATTGAGGAAGAATTATCAAGACCCGCAAGAATGCTTGAATTAGG